GGATATCATAGCGTCTGGTATGGCATGGGTTCCCTCCACCCGTTGGGCAGAAGAATTAGTAGAAGAAGTCGCAGGATTTCCGTTTATGTCAAACGATGACCTTGTGGACAGCACTGTTATGGCGTTAATGCGCTTTAGACAGGGTGGGTTCATACGTCTACCCACGGATGAATGGGATGACGAGCCTATTTATCGGCGACCTGTTGAGTATTATTAAAGTGTTCTACGTACGACTCTGCCACCTTACGGCTTGACGTGATTAACAGTATAGTACCTGTATCACTGTATACTACGTAGTGATTTCTTTTAGTTTCCAGCAACTTCAAGGCAAACAACAGTCTGAGATTTATGTATGACTAGCGATTCCTTTGCTTCCAGCATTTCAATCTCACATTCTTTAAGATCTGCGTATGACGAGCCGATTTGATAGTATTTTAGATGGTCAGTGTTCACAAACTGAATAAAAACAAGTACGTAAATCATGGCAGATAATCCCAAATATCCAGCCACCCCATGTAGTGTAGGTATCCGGTGGCTCCTATAAACGTAAAGATAAGCAACACAACTATACCCACTATGGTTATCATTAATTCTTGCCGCTGTATAGCGTCACGCCGTGATTGAGCTTCTGCTTCGCGCTTTTCTGCAAGCACTTCTCTTCTAATCTTTAAGAGTTCTAGGTATTTTGATCTTCCGTAGGTTTGAGTGATCCACTCTTTGAGTTCTTCTTCAGCTTCTGCTGCTTGGCGGATTTTAGCCCAGCGATCCAACGCCGTAGCATTGGTGCTTTTGCTTGATATACCTTTTTTCTGTAGTTTTTTCTTAGCTTGGTCAGTTGCGTCAAAGAATTGTCCAATCTGTTTAGATAAACCAGCCACAGTCTTGCCTGCAGCAAGACCTGTTTTTATACCGGCGAGGATTGTTAATGGGTCCATTCTTGTTTTTACACCGTGGTTTAGTTACATTGAGAGCGGGACATGCTCCCAACTGTCCCACGGCGGGGCGTGTAAACCCCCCTACACGCTCTGCCAACTTAACATATAGACCAAACGATAGTTTTTGTGTACAATAAAGTAACATATATCAGAAAGAGTGCTTATGGCGATTGAAAAACCTATGGTTCCAGCAGAGCTGGAAGTAGAAGGCAACCCCTCTGAAGAGGAACTTACAGTAGAAATTGTCAATCCAGACGCCGTGTCGATGGAGACAGAAGACG